CCTTTATAATATTTTACATAAGATGGATTTGATAAAGTTGCACCACCATAATTACTATTAATACTTTTACCTATGTATCCACCTTGACTTGCAAAGGTTCTAACATTTGTTGGTTTGCCACCAGGGTTTCCAGCAGCTCTTTTTCTTTTGACTGCAGAACGTTTTTGTCCTTCTGACATTCTACTTGCTTTTGCAAGTGGTACACATTTTGGATATTTTCTTTTAGATCCTTTTGATCTTCCACAAGGTTGATACTTTCCATCTTTTTTTGGTGCACCTATGTCCACCCATTTTTCTTTAACCCAAGCTCTTAATCCTTTTTCAGCCATTATGCACAAACCATTCTTTTTCTAGTCATGCCCGCCATCAAACCACCGCCAGCAGCTTTTTTTCTGCCACCTGGTTTTATTTTTCCAGAACAAACTCCTGATGCATACATATTCGCATAAGCCGAAGGATAAACCTTAAACTTTCTTTTTGCTGCTGCTTTACCTTTAGGACAAAGTTTAGCCATGTTATGCCTTTGCTGTTTGTGCTGCTCTTTCAAAGTTGGCTTTAGTAGGTGCGCCCTTAGATCCGGCTGTTCTCATCTTTTCACCTGAGCCTGCTTTAATTCTAGCTTTTTTGGCTGCGATATTTGCATAAAGACCGGGTCCACCGCCAGCTCTTTTAACTCTACCATTGTATAATTTACTCATTATACTTTTCCGCCTTTTCTTTTCATAGCTCTTCCGCCACCAGCGTAAGCTATACCACCACCCATGAAAGGTGATTTTTTATCTTTAGCCATACCACCATCTTTTAAGAAACCCATATTATTTCTAACTTCTTTTGGTAATTTAGGTAATCCTTTATTTCCTGCTGGTACTGGTTTTAATTTTTTAGTCATTATTTTTTTCCTCCTCTAAATATTTGTGTACCCTTTATACCAAAAATACTCGCGCATACAAGGATCCATAAATTTGTAAACCAGGTTGGCAGTGCCTGAAAATGCTCGAAGAAAACTTTTATCTTCTCCATAGCCGCCGGATCGTCCGACCAGACCCCCCATGCGAGCACCAAAATTGGGAGCGTGAGAATCGCGAGAACCACCTCGTCCTTATAATCGTTTTGACGGGCTTCTAACAGCTTGCCTTGGAAAGCTTCCTCACCTCGAGCCATTTTAGCTGCATGCATGTGTTGTGCATCAGCCATAGCCATTTGAGTCTCTTTTTTCTTCTTATAAATGTGCGAACCAGCGTTAATTGCTAATTTTAATGCACCTAGTATTGGAAATGCCATAATTAATTACCTCTTTCTTCTTTTAAAGCACTTTGAAGCAAAGTTTTTTCGATAGAAGTCTCTGCACGTAAGTTTGCAAGCTCTTCATTCTGTTGTAACTTCTCATCTTGGTTTTGATCGTTCATCATTGCTCTCATTTTGTCAAGATTTAGTCTTTCTTGACCTTCTTTTTCTTTTCTCTCATTTTCTTGAGCTTGTAAATCTAATTCTCTTGCTCTTAATTGTGCAATTGGGTCATTTCCGTAATTACCACTAATTTTTTTCTCTTCATTCATAAAATCTTCAGTCATTTCAGCAATTAAAATTGCTTTTCTTGACTCAATTTTTTGTTGCAACATCTGAATGTCGTTTTGCATGTTAGGATTTTGCATCATCGCTTGTGGATTTTGCATCATTTGCATCATTTGTTGTAATTTTCCTAATTCTTCTCTAAATTCTAATTCAATTTGCTCTTGTGCCATCAAAGAAATATGTTCTAGACAGTTTTTATGTATAGCTGCTCCTATCATAGGTGCATTTTTTACTAAACTAGTTGCCATAAAGTTTAAATGAGCTGTCATGTGTGCTCTATGATCTTGTCCAGGAAACGCTTGAAATGGTTTTCCAGCTAATGCATCAATATGTTCTAACGATGGATCTTTTGGAGTTGGTTTTTCTGGTTTTTTTAAAAGTAAATCTACATCTTTTGCACCTAATGCTTCATACATGTTTCTAAAAACTTCATATTGATTGTGTATTTGTGGATTAGCTGCTGCTAATTGCATTTGAGTTTGTGCTAAAGATATTCTTTGTGCTTGAGAAAATATATTTGGATCTGCAACAGGTAAAATATCTATTCTATCATCAAAATCTGTTTGTTTAATTTGTCTTTGTCCACCAATAACATCATATGGATATATAGGTGGTAAATATAATTTACATACTCTAGCCATTAACGTAAATTCTTGTTTCATTGCAGAATACAATCTTTTGTGAACTGCAGACATGACACGAGAACCTCTTTCTAACATTGCAACAGTTGTACCAACTGCTGCTTGTTGGTTTCCGTCTCCAACTTGTAGATCTGCTATTGCTGCAAATCTTTGACCTGCTTGAACAACATTACCTAATAAATTAAATAATGTAGCTGATGGTTCTTTAAATGGTAAAGGCATAAATGCATCTCTAATACTTCCACCAGGTGCATCTACATCTTTAAACTCTCCGGGCTGAATTGGTTGTGCTTCATCTTTAACTCTAATACCACGCATTTTAAATCCTGCTGGCATGTTTGATAAAGTTCCTGCATCTAACAATGATCTTAATGCCATTGTTGCAGTTCTACTTAATCCACCAATCATGTGGATTAAACCAAAACCATAAAAACCTAAACCAGGTAAAAATTTAAAATGAACAAAATATTGTATTTTATTTTTCATCTTATCACCAACTTCATAGTTTCTTCTAATTGATAAAACTTCTTTTGATGCTTCTTCAATAGTTACAACGTATGGTAATTTAATTCCTGTAGGCTCTTGTTCAGAACTCATGTCTTCAAAACCTGTTAAATCTAAATCTACATGACATTCTAAAAGTGTAAATATTTTTTGATCTCTACTTTTTGTTCTGCCTTCTAACTCTCGTTCTTTTTTTTGAGTTTCACTTTCTTGATCTTGACCTGGAGTCAATTCTATATCTCTATAAAAACCTGCAACTTGTTGTTTACGTAAATCATTCTCTGACATTTTAACAACATGAATAATTGATTCCGCATCTTCTAATGAGGTAGCAGTATACGGAACAATTAAATCATCTGCGGGTACAAATTTTGAAACGGTTCTTTGATGTATATCATCATAGTAAACTTTTTTAAAAGCAGAACCTGATAGTGGTAAATAAAATAACATTTGATCAAACTCAGCTTCGTATTCTTTCATCTCTGTCATAATTTGATAATTCAAATAATCTTTAACACGAATAGCTTGTTGTTCTTTTTCAGGAGTTGGCATTCCAACCATTTGAGTTCTTACAGGTCCACCTGCCGGTAATAACTCTTTATAAGCTTGCGCTTGAAATTGTGTAACAGCTTCAGCTAATACTGGGTGAGTTGCACCACTTGCTCCTTTAAATGGTTCTGTGCTTTTTTCATATTTAAAACCTAAAAGTTCTAAACCTTCTTGATAAGCATGTTCCCATTCTTTTCTTGAATTTTTGTAATCACTATAATTGTCATATAACTCATGGCCTAATGGACTTAAAATAGAATCATCTAATAAATCTGCTAAGTTTGCAAAATGGCCTTCATCTTCACCTGGGTTTACTAAACCTGGTTGAAAGTTTACATCTACTGATCCATCATCGTTTTCTTGAACATCAACAGGATTAGCAGGTTGTTTTTTAGCCTGCTCTTCTGCTATTTCTACTTCAACTTCTTCTGGACTAGGTACTTTGATAGTTTGTTCTACGTTGGGTAAAACTTTGTCTATTTCTGCCATTTATTTTCTCCTGTTTAACTGTCTTAACAGTATTATATTTAATATTCAACCCTTGTGGTGTTGGCCCTCTTCTTGGTGGTGGACCTGATTTTTTGCCTATCATGCCATTAAACTCGCAAGTCCATCTTTATCTTCAGGTGGTGTTTCACTCATGGCAATTTCAATTTCTTCGGGATCTATTAATTTTGGAATGTAGTCTGGATCGAGTTCCATTTTTTTTTGTTCTATCTCCCATAAACGATCAGCTTCTTCTTGCTGTTTATCTGTTGTTGCAACTTTTTTTGATTTTGCATATTTAATTTTGTCTTTTAGACTTACACCAGATCCAAAGGCAGCAGAAGCTAAAAGTTCATCTGGTCTTGTATAACCTTTTTTGTATGCATCATACAACCCATAAGCCGCTAATGCTGGTGTAGCAATTGCTCCGACAACAGGTAAAAATCTAGATGCTTTTAATGCACCCATGATTCCTGGTTTAGATAATCTTTTAAATGATTCTTTAATTAATGCTTGTTCTGGTCTAGCTATTTTATCTGCTGTTGTTACTCCTGGAATTGTTTTTGCTTTTTCTATTGTAGATATTTTTCTTTCAAAATCTTTTCGTTCTTTTCCTGTCATATCTTTAAATATTTTATTTTCACCTTCAAGACCA